CTACTTCCCCGTCGAGCCAAATCCACCTGTCCGAACGCCGTCGGCCTGGTCGCCGTCAGCCAAGAGGAAGGGTACAAAAACAGCCTGTACGATCCGCTCGCCGGCTTCCACCACAACGGTTTCTTCTGTGATATTTCGCATCTGAGCAAAGATATGACCTTCGTTGGCTGGGTTGCCGTAGTAGTCGCCGTCGATGACCCCAACCGAGTTGATCAAAACCAAGCCCTTCTTGCGAGGATTGGACGAGCGGTCGTAGAGATAGAGGACCTCATCGGCCTGCATATAGGCCTTGACACCTGTCGGCACCAGCTTAATCTCACCTGGCTCCAAGCTAACCCTCTCCGCAGCCTTCAGGTCGTAACCTGCTGCGTGGGCTGTCTCACGTTTTGGCAATAAGTTTTCATCTGTAAACTGGCTGACCAGTTCGAATCCACGGATTTTCATACTATTTTTTCTTTTATCCTTTCGAAACGTTGATTTAATAAGGTTTCTAGCACCTTGTAAAAAGTTGTTTTTGTAATTTGTGGACCTTTTTGTACACCTAGAGATTATTTATGGCTTTTTCATAATATGAAACTGCCTCTTTTTCTTTATCTTTGGATAGGTGCCCATAAGTGTCTAAGGTCATTGAAATGTTAGAGTGTCCAAGACGATATTGGAGTTCCTTGTAACTGATACCAGCGTTCAACAGTAAACTAGCGTGAGTATGGCGGAATGCGTGACAAGTAAAGCGAGGAATACCCAAAGCCTTACACCGGCGATTTATAATTTCTTGTAGCGAAATCCGTGGGAGGTATTCCCTAACCGTTGTGGCAAAGACAACATCAGGAGTACACGCGCCGACCTCAAGAAACATCAAGCGTTGACGGTTTTGATATTGTTTCAGTAAGAGAGCTGTTTTTTTGTCTATGCTGATGATACGAGTACCCGCCTTTGTCTTTGTTGTCCCGATTATATGCAGTTCCATGCTATAGGTTTTACTGATTGATATTGTGCCGGCTTCTAGGTCAATATCAGACCACTCCAGGGCAGACAATTCACCAATACGGCAACCAGTGGCCAGTAATAACTTAAAAATAACATATTGGTAATACTTGCTAAAGTTGGTACTTGCTAATTGTTCAGCATGATCAAGAAACTGTTTTAAGTGTTCGGGTTCTATGAACCTGACCGCCTCACGTCCCTTTTTCTGCTTTTTGGGTAAGATAACATCACGAGCTGGATTTGTGGCCAGAACTTGCAACAGTACCCCATGTTGTAAAATTCTATTATTGATTGAATGAATAGCTTTAAAATTTACCAACTTAGGAGCCAGACCATTAACAAACTGCTGAATGGTTGCTGGTACTATCTTATCTAGTTTCATTCCTCCAAATATTGGAATAAGGTGGTTATATAGTTGCCTTTTGGTTACTACAAAAGTCTGAGCCTTTACTGTTAACTTGTAACTTTCTAGCCAAAGGTCAGCTAATTCTTGATAGGTTTTTACTTCTACTTCCTTTTTTACCGTTGAACCATTTTTGGCAAACTCAATAGGCGCGTGCTTTGCTTTCTGTTTAACCTCTGTTTTTGTCCTACCTGTTACGCTAGTTTTTACTTTCTTGCCTGTAATGGCATCTACCCCAAGATAGACACTTGCACGGTAAACAATGCTACCGTCTTTTTTTGTTACTTCAGTAATTTTCATGATCATAAACCTTTCCATCAGCAGGCAAGCTGTTATTAAAAAGATTTTAGAATGTTTTAGGTTTATATCATGCGTAGGCTTACGAGAATAGCCCTATTTTCGTTTGTTTGGAGTGGGTAGGGTAAATAGACCAGAAGAGAGAAAAGCGAATACAGGCGATTTTGGAGCGTTTGACAGGGTTGTAAAAGGTGAGATTTTAGAGTTCACACGCGCCGAATGCTAAGGTTTGCTAAGGTATAGCTAATATATAATACATTGCACCGTTTCAACCGACCGCAGACAGTTTACTAAAATATCAAACCTAACAAAACCTAACATTTTTTCAGCAACCGACAAAATCCGACTTTTTTAGCTGTTGACTTTTGTTGACTTTTTCGGCTACTGATAAAAACTGACTTTTTTTAATGCGGACTTTTTTCACTCCACACAGTCTACTAGAAAGCCCCTGGGCGCGTGGAATAGTTCAGTAGGGTAAACGTACCAGAGGAGTGTTTGAACGTGGTGAGGGGGCTTGTATGAGGGCGTGGGTTAGTGTGAAAAATCAATATCTAAGTCGGCTAGTCCCTCTAAAATATTTATTATGCTTTCCCTTTCTTTTGGGGTTAGTACAGAAAAATAAAAAATAAGCTTTTTAAAAACATTCGGGGTATCCCCACCGTCAATAAATTCAATAAATTTCTTTGTATGCAATTCCCGCATATCAGTAAGTTGCTGGTCAGTAATACCGATTTTCCAAAGTTCAGCTTCTTCAAAATAATGACCAAAGCTATTATTTAACTCAACTGATACAGTATTTTTAATCTTTTCAAGGTTATCAACACCTAGAACATCAGAAAGAGCTGTATAAACATCATAATCAAAATTTTCATCACCATCTTCATCAACTATATATGGACCTAATGCTACTAGCATATTTTCACGACTTAGACTATAGCCTAGTAAATAACCAATATGTACCCCAAAATAGTCAGCGAGTTTTTGGGCTTTGTCTGGTTTGATTTGGCTTTCTCCATTTTCCCAATTTTGTAAAGTTCTATAATGCACGCCAATTTTTTTAGCTAACTCTTTCTGAGATAGCTTTTTTTCTTGCCTTAATTCTTTCAATCTATTCATACATTTCACGACCTTTCAAAAGTGATTATATACCATAATTTGAAAAAAGTACACTTTTTTTGTGTATTTTATCAAAAAACAGTTGACAAGAATAAAATTATTGTGTATCATTCAAATCAAGCACAACAAAAATGTGCTATCACCCCCTCCATGACCTTTCACACTTTCAACCTACGGAGGGGGATTTTTCAAAGAAAGGAGAACGGCATGAGCAAACTCAAAGGCTATCGGGTCATGTTAGGACTAACCCAGCAAGCAATGGCGGACAAGCTAGATATTTCTTTACAGTCATACAACAATAAAGAAACAGGCAAAACGCCATTCAATGACAAGGAAAAAAAAGCAATCAAGACCATTGTCGCAGAGGTTAAGCCAGACATCACCATTGATGAACTATTTTACAGCTAGAAAGGAGCAGGCATGGAATTAGTTTACATGGACGGACGGAAAGAGCCGTATACAACAAGCGAGATAGTCGCAGAATGTGCTGGAATTCAACACCACACTGTTACACGCCTATTGAGAAATCACAAAGAACGATTTGAGGCGTTTGGATTTTATGGATTTGAAATCCATAAATTAGACGGAAAAGGTAGACCGAAAAAGGTTTATCACTTAAACGAGCAACAAGCGACTTTATTGATCACTTATCTGGATAACACTCCCCAGGTTGTCAAATTCAAAACAAACCTAGTCCGAGCATTCTTTGAAATGCGTGACGAGGTGGCACAATTCCGCTACCAGAGGGCACTGGAGAAGCCCAAACGTAAGGCATTGCATGAAGCTATTGAAACATGGCAGGAAGCCCCAAAACACGCGCACAGCACTGTTACAAATCTATTGCTCAAAGGTGCTAGCGGATTGAACAAACGCCAGCTAGTGGCACACCGTGGCGGACATAATGGCATTGATAGCCTAACCAGTCAGGAGCTTATCAGATACCAGGCACTAGAAGACATGGCTATTGCTATGATTAACCTAGACATGACATACCAAGAGATTAAAAACATGGTATTCAGACCACTAAAAAACGCACCACAAGGCGCGTGAGAACAACAAAAAAGGCTTACCGAGACCAACCAGCAAAGCCTTTTAACCACTAACTAAAACAAAATTAACAAGCAGGCAAGCTGTTATTAAAAGGGTTTTAGTAAAGATTTAATAGCTAGATTATACCATATCTAGGACATTATGACCATACAGAGGGCGCTATCCCTTAAAACTGGAGCAGAAAAGTATTAGGTGCTGGTATCGCCATTAGTGAAAGCTAAACCACCCTAAGAAAATTACACACAGCAAGGCTATTATTTTGGCACAGGTTTACACGACCACAGGGGACCTGGTAAGTCTGGGGCGGGCAACCGCTGGGAATAGTCTGGGCTAGGTATAGAAATCGTATAGTAAAGAACCAATAAGCAAAGTCTTTTGAACTCACGGAGACAGCCCACACAGGCCATTACACAGACACAATAAAAGAAACAGAGGCAAGAACTACATGAAAAACAATAACAGAGAAACGATAATCCATTTTGAAGTGGCTAACAAAGAATACTCACCAGTAAAAAAACGCTATATCGGAAGAGCTGAAGGCAGTCATCCGCAAAGTATATCAGCTAGACCATGAAACAGGCTGGACGTTACACTATCTAGCCGACATCATGCTAAAACACTTTCATGAGGACGTGGCACGAATTCCATATGGCGATTTGACACCGATTGAACTCAGTTTGAACGGTATAGCCTCACGAGTTGAAAACACCAGAATGGTGCTTTTAAAAGCTGGATATGAAGACAAGATTGAAGTTGGTAATCCTATGTGGTACTTAAAACTAATCTTGCAAGATTTTGAGCATATAAAAAAGGAGATGAAAAAATGCAAGAAATGACAATAGAAACAGCGTTAGTGCTTATCGCAATACTAACACCGCTGAACCTCTATCTATGGTTTTGCGTTGGTTTAGGCACTTATCAGCTTGATATAGAGCCTAAAATCAAGACCGAGGGTCAATATACCAGACCGCTTGAAAATGCGAACTACGGGGCTTATATTCAATCACAAGGCAGATATTACAATTAGGAGGTTGGACATGAGGAAACTAGACCAGATAGTTGAGGAAATCAAGGAGCAACGCCCAGCACTCTATGGGCTTATCATTGGCATCATAGAAAACAGGATACCTAGAGAGGAAGAAGAGCGTTTTTTGACACTATCCCAAGAAGAAAGAAAGCAATGGATCATTGACTGGACCAATCTGCTGGAGGGACAGGCATGACAGAAAACAAATTACCAGAACATCTAAACAAAGTTTTCAAGCTCCTACCGCTTGGAATGGACTTACCTATCACAGGGGCGGACATGGAACGACTGACAGGCTTGGACGTTCGAACCATTCGGGAACATATCCGCCAACTTATAGTTGATTATGGTATTCCCGTTTGTGGCGGACGAGATAACAAGCTAGGGGGCTACTATATCCCCCAGAATGAAACTGAGCGACTTGCTGGAGTGCTACCGCTCCAACGGCAATACAACCAGGAACATAAGCGTATTCACGCGCTTTTGACTGCTGACTTAGAAGACTGGAGGAAGTATAGAGATGTTTAGCCTAAGCAGAGAGAGCGAGCAAGATCTAACTAATGGCTTGCTGGATATGGTTGGAAAGTACCTGGAGGCGCGTGAGAAAGTCAAACCAAGGACACTTGGACTAATCACAGCGCAACAGGTTAAAGATGAACTAGGCATAAAGGATAAGACCTTGAAACGTTGGGAAGATAATGGGCTAAGACGTTACCAACCCCCACTAGAAGACACTAGGAAAATCTTTTATAGGGTCAGTGATATTCTGGTATTTTTGGGGGTTGAGAATGGCAAAAACTAAAATATATTTTTGGTTGAAGATTGATAAAAAATTTTTTGATAATATTTTCATTAAGAGACTGAAGACTATTCCAGGCGGTTACACTATGACAGTAATCTATATCCGCCTAATGCTTGAAAGTCTTGAAAGTGACTGCATTCTCTACTACGAAGGTTATTTTGAAAATCTCAAGGAAGAATTAGCTTTGAAGTTGGATGTGTCGGAAGATGATATCGATATGACCATGGCATACTTTACAAAATGCGGACTAATTCAGATTGACGAAGACCAAAACGCAGAGTTACCACAGGCTAAAGCTATAGTTATGAGTGAAACAAACTGGGCTAGCTACAAACGGGAACAACGACAAAACAAAAAGAGATTGGACAATGTCCAAAAGTCTTTGACTAATTCCAACTCGTGTCCAACAGAGATAGAGCTAGAGAAAGAGCAAGAGATAGAGCTAGAGCTACAGCAAGAAGAAAAAAATTCGGCTGCTGGAGTTGGTAAAAATATCATCTTTGAAAAACTCAAAGAAGCATTTGGGGAAATGGCAATTAGTGGAACTGTCACCCAAGAAGTTGAAGACCTATTAAAGGTTCATGGGCAACGCTTGGTATTGTATGCCTTAGACGAAACTATCCTGAATGGTGGGAGGTCAATCAGATATGTCCGTTCTATTCTGGAACGCTGGCAAGGTCAAGGACTGAAGACTATCGAACAAGTCAAGCAGAACAAAATGGAGTTTGAAGCGATGAAACAACCTAGGCAAGATAATCCGGACAATTTCCCAGAAGTGCCATTTTAGAAAGGGGACAGGAATTGAGAAATCCATTTCAGAATTTACAGCACCTTAGACAGTTAGAAGCGACTTGCCCACTACATAACATCCCATTAGTCCAACTTGATAGAGCTGTCAAGGTGGTTGGAGAAGACAAACCACGGAAGCTAGAACCTTTTTGTCCTGAATGTGAGCAAGAACAAAAGCAACAACAGGAACAAAGGGCAGTAGAAGAGCATTTGAACGCTGGGCTTTACTCAAGGACGTATAATGTGCTTATGCGAGATAGCACAATTCCAAGGGAACTAGAGGGGGCTAGTTTTAACACTTTCAAAGCAGAAACTACCGAGGAAAAACAGCTACTAGCTTTTGCTAAAGGGCAGGCGGAAAAGTATCTTGCAGGGCTCAAAGCAAATACCCTTATCACAGGCTCTACAGGTATCGGAAAAAGCCATCTAAGTATTGCAATGGCTAAAGCGATAAACGAGGGCTACAGGGTCAAGGGAGAGCCTAAAAGCGTGCTCTTTGTAAACCTAACGGAGCTTATCAAAAAAATCAAAGAAGGCTGGAACTACGGACAAGGCGCAAAGTTAACGGAGTTTGAGGCGGTGGAGCTCCTGAAGTCAGTCGATTATCTAATTTTAGATGATCTAGGGGCAAAAAATGCGATTATTAAACCCAAGAGCGACTGGGAACAAGACCTGCTTTTTGATATTTTGAATAGTCGTGAGAATACAATCTTCAACACTAATCTAAGTGGGTCAGAGTTGAAGACAGTTTACAACGAGCGGAACTATAGCCGTATTTTGAAAGGCTTAGAAGGTAATTCTTTCAAGTCGTTTACAATCAAGGACAAACGCTACTCAATCAACAAACTAAAACAAGGAGAATAATAACATGACACTAAAAACATTTTCAGACACACCAAACACATTTACATTTAACTACACATTCAAAGACCACGACACCGCACAAGTTGCAGGGCATGCGCTTATGGGCTACATGACAGGAACATTTGAACAACCAGCTATCGAAGTGTATTACGGGAATGATAAAGTGGGCGGAGATTACAACCGTTTGGAGGTGGAATATGTGGCAGATACTGAACTTACTGAAACATTCAAGCGGATTTGTGACGGTTTCCAAGATTACTACAACGACCCTGAGCAAAAACTTGAACAAGAGTACACCAGCAAACGCACGGAACAACTCAAACAGTCAGAAACCTTTGATAGCTTGCTTAGAAGGGTGGTGGCTTATGAACTGGAGTTACTGGACTACGCGGAACGTTTGCTAAGTGATAACCCTATTCCAATGAATTCAGAAACAGGCTACTCAACTTTGGACACAATCGGCGGTAAGGCTGTAGGGCTATTCAAGTCACTGGACGTAGAAAACGATTATAGTGGGCTTGCTTATTACAACACTGAGGCAGAATAGCAACGAGAGGCAACCGCCTCTTTTGCTGTTTCGTAAACCTCAAAAAACCTCAGATAAAAACAGATTTAAGATACTACAAACGTTCGCTTTACAAAACAAATAATGGCGGAACGGTTGGGAGCTAAAAAGCTAGCACTATCAAGCATTCACAGGGTTGAAAAGGTGCAAAAATACGGAACGTTTTTTGATTTTTCAAAACGACGAATACCCGAACGCTATATAATCCTTAAAGAACGGTAAGGTATCGCGAGCTATTGAAGAACGGCAAAGTGGCGCGTGATTACACAAAAAAACCAAGGCACTTTCTGCCCCGGCTGTGGTTTCGCTATCAATATTATACCACACGGAGGGCAACAATGACCATAGAGGAACTGAAGCAGAGGTTAGAGGGTATTAAGTGGATAGATAAAGAGATCTGTTCGCTTTACCTGGAACTTCAATATTTAGAGACCGGACTATTCAAACAGACAACCCTAACACAGTCCAGAGTGCAGACTAGCAGGGCAAACAGTTCTGAAAGTCAGTTAGTTGCCCAGCTAGCAATTAAAGAGGACATAACAAACAGAATTGACAAGCTAACTAAGGAGCGCCTGGAGCTGATTAGGATGATTGACAAACTAAGAAATCCTAAGTACCGTCTAGCTTTAAACCTTTACTATATCCAACAAAAAGTGGATTTGGAGGCAGGAGAGATAATGAATGTTAGTAAGACAACATTTTTTAGATATTTAAAATTAGCACTTACTGAGCTAGCTGACTTG